GTCTGCGAGGGCGTGACCTACAACATCATCGGCATTGCCGAAATCGGCCGGCGCGTCGGGCTTGAAATTCAGGCCACGGCGGTGCGCCCGTGATTCAGGCCCGGGTCGAGGGCCTGACGGAGCTGAAGGATCTGCTCGAGCGAAAGCTGCCGGAGCATATCCAGGGCAAAGCCATGCAGGGCGCGCTCGCGCAGGCGGCGAAGCCGATTGTGACGGAGGCTCGCAAGAACGCCCCGGTCAAGACCGGGATCCTTCGCCGGGCGATTTACTCGCTGAAGGCACGGGAAAGCACCCGCCAGAAGGCCATTCGGCTCATCACCGTGCGCGCCGGGAAGCGCCAGGGGAAGCGGGATGCCTACTACTGGAAGTGGATCGAGTTCGGGCGTGGCGCGTCCACGGCGAAGAAGGGTTCGTTGGGTACGCCGGAGCGCGGGTTCTTCGGCAAAACCGTGAAGGCAACCCTGGCGCAGCCCTTCCTGCGACCCGCTTTCGAGTCTCAAAAGATGAGGGCAATTGATGTCTTCAAGGCCACGATGGTCAGTGAGATCGAGAAAGTGTCCGCGAAGTACGGCAAAAGCCTGCGCCGCAGGATCAATCGAAAGGTGTTCGGCGCATGAGCATTGAAACCGTGCTCGCGGTCCTGAAGGCCGATGCCTCCGTGACCGCCATTGTAGGCACTGGCACGTCTGCCCGAATTTCACCCCTCATCAAGTCGCAGAACATCACGCTGCCCGCCGTCACGCTGCAGCGGACTTCGACGACGCCGACCAACTCGCTCGGCAGCATTCCGCACACCGGCCTCGACCAGACGCGCGTGCAAGTGGATTGCTGGGCGGATTCCTACGCAGGAGCAAGGGCCCTGTCCGCCACCTGCCGGGCTGCATTGCAGACCGCGGGGCATCCATGTGTGGGCGAGTTCGACGCCTACGACCCAGAGACAGACCCTGGCGTGTATCGACTGACGCTCGATTTCTCCGTCTGGTCCTGACCAGGACTTAACGGCTTCTACCCGACCCGCCTTGCGCGGGTTTTTTCATTTCAGGAGTTCGAAACATGGCTATCAAGAGTCAGGGCACCGTATTGCGGATTGAGACGGCCCGCGCAGCGACGAAGGTTATCAGCGGTCTGACGAACGCAAACCCGGGCGTTGTGTCGGCTGCCTCGAACGGCTACGCGAACGGCGACATCATCTACATCGACAATGTCGGCGGCATGACGGGCGTCAACAAGCGCGCCTTCGTCGCTGACACGGTGGCGGCTGGTACGTTCAACCTCAAGGGCGTGAACACGACGGACACGTCGGTGTATGCGGCCTATACCTCTGGCGGCGACTCCTACAAGATCACTTCGACGGCCGTTGCCGAAGTCTCTGGCATCGACGGTTTCGACGGTCAGGCCAACGAATTTGACGTCACCAACCTGTCGAGCATCGGCAAGGAGTATCTGCTCGGCCTACAGGACTTCGGCACGGTCAGCTTCGATGTGTTCCTCAAGAACACCGACACCGGTCAGGCCGCTCTTCGCACGGCGAAGGAGTCCGGGGCGCCGAAGGTCTTCACGATCACTGACTCTGCGGGTCAGGTGATGGCGTTCTTGGCCTACGTGAAGGCATTTACTGTGTCGGCCACCGCCGATGACGCGGTGAAGGGCAAGGTCACGCTGCGCATCACTGGCGCACCGTCGTGGTTCGCCTGATGCGCCTTTCGAAAGAAGCACTGCTCGCGGGTTGCCCCCGCGAGTTCGCCGAGGTGGACATCGGCGTCGGCACGGTCAGGGTTCGGACGCTGTCGGCCGGCGAGCAGTTGGCGCTTGAGCAGGCCCTGCGCAAGCTCCACGAGTCGAATGACCTGCAGGCGGTCATGGTCCAGCAGCTGGCGGCCTATGTCGCCGACGACGACGGCGGGCCGCTTCTTACGGTTGAAGAGGCCGTCCGAATGATGGCCCTCAGCCCGCAGGCGATCACCAAAATCGTCTCTGCCGCGCAGGACCTCAACCGCTGGACCGGCTCTGAGCGTGAGGCCGTCCGGGGAAACTGATAGCCCAACCCGGGCGGCGCCTGCTGTTCACGGTCGCCCGAGAGTTGGGGATGTTGGTCGCCGACCTCGAGCGGCGGATGTCTGCGCGTGAACTCCTCGAATGGTCCGAATTCCTTTCGCTGTCCGATGAGGACTTTAGGAAGGGCGTGTCGGTGGACGACCAGGTAAAGAACGTCTTCAGGAGCATGTGTGCCTAGTCTCGGATCACTCGTCATTGAACTGGCCGCGAACACGGCTAGCCTGCAGTCCGACATGGGGCGGGCCGTTCGCATCGCGGAAGGCGCTGTGGGCCGGATTACGTCAGTTTTCGGCGCGCTGTCCGGGATTGGAGCAGGAGCGGGCATATCGGCGCTGGCTGCCAGCGCAATTGAGGTTGGCGACAACCTCAACAAGGCGGCTATCAAAGCCGGCGTGAGCGGCAGGACGATGTCGGAGCTGGCCTACGTCGCCAAAATGGCCGACGTGGACTTGCAGAGCCTGTCCACGGGCCTGAAGTTCATGCAGAAGAACCTGTCCGAGGCGGGCTCCGGTTCGCAGGCCGCTGCGAATGACCTTGCTGCGCTGGGCCTTTCCGTCGCCCAGCTGAAAGCACTCTCCCCAGATCAGCAGTTTGAGCTTCTGGCGGACCGCATCAATGCGATGACGGATCCGGCAGACAAGGCCCGGGCTGCGGTGGCTCTCTTCGGCAAGGCCGGCGCAGACCTGCTGCCGCTGTTCTCGCAGGGCGCTGACGGAATCCGCAAGGCGCGCGAGGAAGCACAGCGGCTCGGCATCGCCCTGTCGAACGACCAGATCGCGAAACTGGCGGAAGCCGACGATGCGATCAAGCGCATGAAGGCCTCGTGGGAGGCGCTATCGACGCAGATGGTCGCCACCGTCGCCCCGGCGATCACGCTCGTGCTGGACAAGATAACGAGCAAAGACGACCTGGCGCTCGCGCGTGCACAGCTTGAGAGCCTGCAGAACGGCTACGACGAGCTGGCGAAATCTGCACTGCGGGCCAAGATCGCGCGGCTCGAGGCTGAGCAGCAGAAGTCGATGTTCGCATCCGCCTCGTCTGCGTTCGCCAAGACCATGGCGCCGGGAAGTAGCGCGGCGCCTGGATACGGCGAGGACGCTGCAGCGGCCAAGAAGGCGGCGGACGAAAAGCAGCGGATACGCGATGCGCAACTTAGGGCGGATGTCGAGTACGCCAACGCATCCTCCGCCCACCGCAAGCGTCAGAACCAGCAGTCCCTGTCCGCGATGTACAAGGACTGGGACGAGTACTTCAAGGGCCAGGAGAATCTGAGCCGCAACGCCATCGAGCTGGACAATGCGAACCTTGCCGTCCGCAGGGCCAACACGCAGGCCGGCCTTCAGGCGATGTATTCAGACTGGGACGCCTTCTATCAGCACCAGAAGCAGGCCCAGGAGGGCATTTCGCTCTTCGCGGAACAGGCCGCGCGCAACATGCAGTCGGCGTTCGCGGACTTCCTCTTTGATCCCTTCAAGAACGGCCTCAAGGGCATGCTGACCGGGTTCCTGCAGACCATCCAGCGGATGGTCGCGGATGTCGCTGCAGCCAGCATCCTCAAGTCGATCTTCGGTGCTGGCGAGAGTGGCAAGGGGAACGGTCTCGGTGCTGCCATCGGCGGCTTCTTCAGCGGGCTGGGCTTCGCCGATGGTGGATCCCCGCCGGTGGGCAAGGCATCGCTGGTCGGCGAGCGTGGGCCGGAACTCTTCGTCCCGCGATCGGCCGGGACGATCATCCCGAATGGTGGCCTTGGCGGAAGCGTGTCCATCTCGCCGGTCTACAACATCGATGCGCGAGGCGCGACGGTCGACCTGATCCAGTCGCTGCCGGCAATCCTCGAGGCCAATACCAGACGCGCAGTGGAACTGGCGCGCGGCGCGATCCGCGATGACCTGTCGCGCGGCGCGTTCAGGAGGATATGATGTCCGAGTTCTACTGGCCGCAGGACATCATTCCCTCGTCGCAGACGTGGCGGGTCATTGATGCGTCCGGGGCCTTCACCTCGCCGCTCACGGGGGCGACGCGGACCGTTTCACGCCCTGGCACGCGCGTGGGTTGTTCGATCACCGTCTCGAACCTCACCGGTTCGCAGCGCCATCGGCTCATGGGGGTGCTTTCGGCATTGAACGGCCGGTCGCACCGGATCTGGATCCCTGATTTCTCGACCTCGATCCGGGGTTCGTTCCCGACGGGCGAGGCGTTGTCGAATTCTTCGTTCCCGAACACCTCTGGCTGGTCAAGCAGCGCCGCGGAGCTGTCGCTTTATGCGGACTCTGGCCGGCTGAGGCTTTCGCGCTCCGGAACGGTGGCAGATCGGTACGCCTATTCGCAGGTCTCGACGACTTCGGGCGCGAAGTACCTTTTCCGTGCTGGCCTGCTGGCCGGCTATGGGTCGATGAACTACGCACTGCAGCTCGGGACCACTGCAGGCGGCGCCGAGCTTTCGAACACCCCCGCCTATACCGCGAACGGGTATCGGTACACCGTGGCGACCGCATCCGGTGCGTCGGCCTATGCCTCCGTGCGCGACTACGCCTCAGGCCGGTCGGCGGACAATTTCCAGATCGTCGACACGCCGTCGGTTTCTCGCTGCGCCACCGTCAATGGCGCGTCCCAGACGGGAAGCGGCCTGTGGGTATCTGGCCTGCCTGCCAGCACGACCGGCCTGCTGGTCGCGGGGGACATGGTGGCCGTCTACACGTCCACCTGGGAGATCAAGCGCGTGACCGCTGATCTCAATTCGAACGGCAGCGGAAACGGGTACCTCGTCTTCGAGCCGGCGCTCAGAAGCTCGCCTGCGGCTGGCGCACCGATCGCCATCTGGCGCCCGACGGCGAAATTCATGCTTGCCGGCAATGAGCTGTCTTGGGAGACGGTGCCCGGAAGGTTCACCGGGTTCACGGTGGATTTCATGGAAGACGTGACCTAACCCAATTTCAAAACGACCCAGAAGCCCGCCTCGTGCGGGCTTTCTTGTTTCTGGAGTCCCATGACGCGCTTTGCATCAACTGCGAACCAGTCGGAAGCGGCTAATTCCGCCATCCGCCTCTTCATCGCCTGCGACCTCGATTTCATCTCGGGGCACGTCCGCGCCCACGACGGCCTCGGCACGATCAATTTCGGCGGGTTCGACTATCTCGGGGTCGGCAGCTTCGGCGGCATTGAGATTGCCGAAGAGTCGATTTCAGTGATCGCAAAGCCAGTCACCATCTCACTCTCTGGCGTAGATCCGGCGCTCGTCGCAACTGCCGTGACTGAGGCATATCAAGGCCGATCCGCCACGATATATCTCGGGATGATTAACGCGCAGACAAACGCGCTCATCGACACGCCCGAAACCCTCTGGGAAGGGCGCATGGACGTGATGACGGTAAGCCTCGGTCCTGAGACTGGCTCCATAAAGCTCAATTGTGAGCATCGACTGCGCCGCGAGCCACGGATCGCCCGATACACCGACGCGGACCAGCAGATCGCGCATCCGGGTGACAACTTCTTCAACCTCATCGGGAAAATCCCCGGCTTCAAGGGCACTTGGGGGACGGAGGGCGTCGCAAACGACGGCGGCGGAAGTCAGTCGCCTACCAGCAACTGGCAGAACTGGAATGGTGGCTATCGATGGTAAGGCGTCACGATTGGGCGGCGCTGATGTTCGAGACATCGATGGCGCATCAGGACTGTGATTTCGCGTGGGGCGTCAACGACTGCTGCCTCTTTGTCGCCCGAGTCATCGACGCCATGACGGACTCGGACCTAGAGGCGCAGATCCTTTCCCGCTACTCCGATCACGCCTCCGCGCTCGCGTTTATTGCCGAGCACGGCTCCCTCGAGTCTGCCGTGTCGCACTACCTCGGGACCGCTGTGCAAGGCAGCCCGATGCGGGGCGATGCAGTGTTGATCGACGGTGGCGAGGACTTTGCCATCGGTGTCTGTCTCGGTGGCGTGATCGCCGGCATGGGTCCGAACGGCCTGCGCCAGCTTCCGATGTCCGAAGTAATCAAGGTCTGGCCGGTATGAGCAAGGTCGTCAAGGGATTGGTTATCGCGGCGGCCATCACGCTAGCGATTCCATTTGCCGCAGTTGTTGCCCCGGGTCTGCTGACGGCGGGATTCGTTTCGACCGTAAACGCGCTTGCCCTTGGCGCTTTCGTTTCCGGCATCACTGCGCAGCTTGCTGGCGGGGCCGGTGGTGCGACAGTCCAGCGGCCATCTGCATCGGTCGAATACAGCGGGACGGTCGAACCGCGAAGAATCATCTACGGCAAGATCAAGGCCGCTGGGATGAACGCCATCCCCCCCGTCACGTCTGGAATCGACAATGGGAACCTGCACCAGGTCTCGGTCATTGCCGGCCATGAAGTCAACGCAATCACCGATGTCTATTTCAATCAGGAACTGATCCCGTCTGCGTCCATCGGCGCAGTTACTGGGTCTTTCTCGGACGGCCTTGTTTCGACTGGAACCTTTGCTTCGAAGGCAAACATCCGTCGTTACCTCGGCACATCCACCCAAACGGCGGATTACATCCTCGACAACGAACTCGCGATATGGACGACGAGTCACATGGGGCGCGGCGTTGCCTACATCGCGACTCGGTTCCTGTTAGACGCGACGGTTTACAAGGCCGGGAAGCCCGACGTCACTGCGATGGTCGAAGGCAAGAAGGTCTACGACCCGCGCCTTGACTCGACCAATGGCGGGGTTGGCTCTCAGCGTGTCGCGGACCCTACGACATGGACGTTCAGCAACAACCCGGCGCTGTGCCTCGCAGACTATATCATCGATGGATCACTGGGAGTCGGCGAGGATTCCGCGCGGGTTGATTGGGCGCTCGTCATTACTGCCGCAAACATCTGCGACGAATTGGTAACGGTTCCGAATGGTTTCGGTGGAAGCCTCACGCAGAAGCGGTACACGTCGAATGTCGCGCTGTACGCTGCGTCCGCGTACGAAGACAACATTTCAGTTCTCGTCGGCGCGATGCTTGGCTCCTGCCTGTATTCTGGCGGGAAGTGGCGCATCAAGGCTGGTGCGTGGGAATCCGCAACGTTCTCGATCGGCGACGCCAACGTCATCGGAAACGGCATCGAGGTATCTACCGCATACCCATACAAAGACCGGTACAACGGAATCCGTGGGTCGTTCATCGACCCGAGCAACAACTGGCAGGCCAGCGAGTTCCCGGCGACTGCGAGCGCGACATTCGCGTCTGCGGATGGCGAAACCGTCTTCAAGGACGTCAGACTTGATGCCTGCACAGACGTCCATGAAGCGCAGCGCATGGCGATCCTGCTCACGCGCAAGAGCCGCAACGGGATGCTGGTTAGCGTCTCCTGCGATATGTCGCTGTTCAAGGTGCGTCCAGGCGAAACCGGAGTCTGCAGCATCACTGAACTGGGCTGGTCTTCGCAGCTTGTGCGGTGTGAGGGGTGGAAATTCAATCCTGCGGGCTTCGTGGAGCTTGTGCTGCGTGAAGAAAATGCAGCGGATTGGAATGATCCGGTTCTGACCGACTACACGACCCCGCTGAACATCTCCAACCCGACGCCGGTGTCTTTCCGCCCGGACCCGCCGTCTGGGCTGGTGGTAACGCCCACGACTAATGCCATTTACCTGACATGGGTGGCGCCGGCGAACATGCCGTACTCCGCCCAGTACGAGGTCTGGGAGTACACCGCCTCCACGCCCTTCTCGTCGGCCACGAAGGTCTGGTCAGGTACGACCACGACGTGCACCCTGCCGAAGACGGACAACGTCACCCGTTACTATTGGGTTCTGGTTCGCATGCCGGATGGCACTGCGTCCGACACTTATCCCTCGTCGGCCGGATCTGGCGGCAGCGCCGGATCGATCTTCTATGGATACCTGACGCTTCCGGCGATCACGCTGGCGGCCGACAGCGCGGGCGTGGTCGCGAGCTACGCTGCGGCCACCGGCACGTACAAGACTTACAGCAGCGGGGTCGATGTCACGATCGGTAGCGGCGTGGTATACGCCCTTGTCTCGAGCACGGGCTGCACGGCCACGATTGACGCCAGCACTGGGGTCTACTCCGTATCTGCGATGTCCACGGACAACGCGACTGCCGTTTTCAGCGCAACCTACAATTCGGTCACGATCCAGACAACGTTCGCGCTGTCGAAGGGGCGGGCCGGCGCGTCTGGCGCATCCGCCCCGACCGCATACCTGACCGTTCCTTCCGTGACGCTGTTCAGCTACACGAACGGCAGCATTCAGTCCTACTCGGCGGCCACTGGTAGCGTGAAGGTGTTCTCGGGCGGCGCAGACGTGACCGCTTCCTCGACATTCGCCGTGGCTGCACAGACCGCCTGCACCGGCACGGTAAACGCCTCCGGCGTCTACAGCGTCACCAACGTGACGGCAGACAATGCCGAGCTTCGGATCAACGCGACCTACGGCGGCGTTACCATGACGCTGGTGTTCGCAATTTCCGTCGTGAAGGTCGGCTATGAAATCGTCAGTGCATTACCAAGCACGAACCTTTTCGAAGGACGCCTTGTATACCTGACGACCGACAACAAGCTGTACAGGTACGATGGCGCGGCATGGACCAAGGCAGTTGACGGCGCGGACATTCAGGCGAACTCGATCCTGACGAACTCCATCGGGGCGGGGCAGATCACTGTCGCCCTGCTTGCGTCAGACTCGGTGACAGCCGTCAAGATCCAGGCCAACACGATCACGGCTAATAAATTCCTTACTGACCAGGGCGTGGATCTCGCTGCGATCGTAAGCGGCGCGCTCAACACCATCATCAGCGCATCGCAGTCATCGCTGATCAATGAACCAGCCGGCACAGACACGATCTTCACACGCGCCACGTCCGCATCGACCGGCGCGAACAGCCGGTACATTCAATACGTCAAGTTCGACGTGTCGATCCGCAGTCGCAACGATTCCACGCCGTCCGGCGGAAGCGGCAGCGCCTACGTCAAGCTGCAGTATTCGACGGACGGCGGAACCAACTGGATCGACTCCGGCGCCAGCGCGTTCTTCAACTACGTGGCCGGTGCGACGACCTATTTCGCTGCCTCCTCCGTTTCCGTGAATGTCGGATTCCTGCCGGTCGGCAGCAACGTGATTTTCCGCCTTTCAATCCGCAACGGCAGCGGCACTGCCGTCACCTCGTCTGGGTTCGACATCCAGTCGTGCGGGTACGACGTTTACCTCGGATTCAGCAAGTAGGCTCCCATGCGAATGTTCATCCTCTGTGGACCTGACGGCGTGGAGCTTGGCGGATTGTCGGCAGTGTCTCCGGACCAGCTTCCGCCAGCGGATGAGGGTCAGCAGTGGATCGAGGTTTCCGGGCACATCCGCAACTGGACGACGGCGCTGGTTGATGGCCAGTGCGTGCCGGTTCCCAAAGAGCCGACGGAATCGGCCCTGCTGGCGGCGTCGAAGAGCCGAGCCCGCGAGACTGTGAACGAGATGCGGGGGGCGCGCGAGTTCTCCTTCTTCACATGGGACGGCTCGACGTTCGACGCCGATGCGAAGTCGCAGGCGAGGCTGCAGGGCGCTTTCCAGCTGGCGAACCTCGCGCTTCTCTCTGGACAGCCGTTTCAAATCGAATGGACGCTTGCGGATAACACCGTGCGCCAGCTGTCGGGGCCGGACATGGTAAGCGTGGGTCACGCGCTGGCGGATCATGTTCTCGCGGCGCACCGGGCAGCAGCCATCCTAAAGGCGCAGATCGACGCGGCCACCACCATCGCCGAAGTCGAAGCCGTTGCGTGGTGACCCATGAATCCGCACACCTACGCCTTCAAGATCCTCTACGCGCTCGACGTTTTCGTGGCGTCCCTGCTGTTTCGCGATGCCGCGATCACCATCAGCAGCTACTGCGGCCTCGCGCTCCGCTACAGCAGGCCCGGCGCTTTCGAGCGCGTGAAGCGCGGCCTAGGCCGATGCCTGAATTTCGTCGCGACAGATCACTGCGAAAAGGCGATCGGCGGCGACGCGCGCCGGGCGCATGAGGCCCTGCGCATCCTCGGATTCACCCACCCAAAGCCCTGAAGGACCGGAAATGGCATCACACCGACCCACGCAGACAGACCATCCCACGAGCAGCGGGGGCGACATGGCGAGGGAAACGCTTCTTTCGTGGGAGCGCGCAGCGGTCCTGATTTCCGTGCTCGGCCTGCTGTTCCAGGTCGGCGCGTGGATCTGGTGGGGCGGCCGGTTGAGTCAGCGCGTGGACATGCTCGAGGCGAGTCAGTCGCAGGAGCTGCAGATGCACACGAACTTCCGCGACGCGAACGCTCGGCAGGACGTCGATATCGCGGTCATCAAGCAGCAGTACAGCGACATCCTCGCTCAGCTGAACCGCATCGCGCAGCACATCGAGCAGCGCCGATGATCCTGACGCGGTGGCACTACGGGCCGGACTGCACTCTCGGGTGGCTCGAGCACGATGGCTTGAAGCTCGCGACCATCGAACGGCCGTGGCTCCCGAACCCGGCAGGCATCGGCGGCGTGCCGAAGCAGTCCTGTATCCCCGACGGCAGTTACGCCGTCGAGAATTTCACCGGAACGCGGTTCACAGAAGTTTTCCGGCTGTCGAGCCCGCTGCTCGGGGTCTACCGCGACCAGCTGCCGCCGGGGCAGGACTGGGGCCGGCATTCGATTCTGATTCACGCCGGCAACTGCGTCACGGATGTCGTCGGCTGCATCGCCGTCGGCCTGCGCCATACCGTCATAGGCGGCTATCCCATGGTGCTGCAGTCCGCCGACGCGCTGCTGGCGCTGCGCGAGGCCCTGCGCACGACGCAGGCCGACGTGCTGACCATCCAACCTTATCGAGGAACGCAGGAGGTATGCCGTGCTTGAAGACATCCTGAAGTGGGCCGGCGCCGGTGATGCCGCCCTCAAGGCCATGGGCCCGGTAATCACGATCCTTTTGGCGTGGATCGGCGGGGGTGCGATCGCCCAGTTCCTGAAATACCCCATTTCGCGTGCGGTTCAGGACGGCGCCGCCTTCGACTGGACCGTTCGCACCGTCGCCGTACTGGCGGCTTTCGGCTTCGCGCATGTCCTGTCCGGCTCCGTCACGACGCCGCTCGAGGTCGTCGCGGCTGTCACCCAGCCCGTCGCCTACTGGGCCAGCCTCCGGGTCATCCGGCGATTCTGGCCGTGGATGGAGGTCTACAGTGCGGTCGGAAGCTGCACGCCCCCTGCGACCGCCTATGCGGCCGCAGAGCAGCGCCGCGCCGACCAGTCAGGCGAGGGCAGCGGGGTATGAGCCTCGACTACATCCGCGCCGGCATCGCCGCCGTCGCTGTCGCCCTCGTGCTGGCTATCGGCTGGGTCGTCCTGTCCTGGCGGGACGATGCCCGCCAGCTGGAGGGCCTGCGCCAGCAGCTGCAGGACGAAAGGGCGGCCAGATCCCTCGAAATCGAACAAGCGGCCACGGCCGGCAGGAACTACCACGATGAACTGGAAACTCTCCGCGCTCGCCCTGCCGTTGGCCCTGTGCGCCTGTGCAGTGCAGCCCCAGCGGCTCCCACGGGCGACGCCGCCAGCAGAGCTGATGATCCCCCCGCCACCGCCGGGGTGGGCCTCCAAGGCACTCAGGGAGGCCGTGACATCGGGCCAGACCTCGACGCCCTAGCGGCCCGGTGCGACGCGCTGACGGCGCAGCTGCGCGCCCTGCAGGGGTGGGAGCGTGCAATTCAGGACGAACCCGACAGATAGGCGGATGGCCGGGCCGGGTCGGGCAGGTCAGAATGCCGCCCATGTTGCTGTCCGACATCTTCCTCGACTGGGCCTACCGGGACCGCCGAAAGCGGTGTGCCGGTTTTCATCCGGTGCGAAAGGCAATTCGGTGCCGTCGCTGACCCCTTGAGGCCGGATTTATGGGGGTCAGGGTGGCTGTTGGGGGCTGTTGTAGCATTCGTAATGATGGGGTCGTAGGTTCGATTCCTATCTCCGGCACCAAGAAAACAAGCATCAGGCCGCCTTCGGGCGGCCTTTTGCTTTTCCGGTGTGCCGGTTTTTCGCCGCTGGACCCGTAATTCGGACTTTCCCGGCAGCCGCCGACAGGTGATCCGGCGCGAGGTGCGCGTACCGCTGCACCATGACCAGCGACCGCCAGCCCCCGAGCAGCATCAGCTCGTGCAGGCTCACCCCGGACTGGACCGCCCAGGACGCCCAGGTGTGCCGCAGGTCGTGCCAGCGCAGCGGGGCGACCTTGGCCGCCGTCACGGCGTCCTTGAAGGCGTGGCCGTTGCAGTCCGACACCCGCTTTCCCCTCCAGTTGAAGATCCACGGGCACCCCTCGACGCGCTCAATCTTCGACAGCACGGCCACGGCGTCCTTCGACAGCGGGATACCGTGCGACCGCTTGCCCTTCATCGACTCGCTCGCCACCCAAGCGCGGCCAGCCTTCAAGTCCACCTGATCCCACGTCAACGACAGCATCGCGCGCATGCGCAGGCCCGTGAGGACCGCGAACGAAGCGGCGGCTTTCAGGTGCGGAGGCAGTTCCTTGATGAGCCGGGCGAACTCCGCAGCGGTCAGCCAGCGCGGTTCCGGCACCTCTGGCCGGTACATCGGCACCTTGGGCATCGCGTCCAACTTCCCCCATTCATCGACGGCCTTCTTCAAGATCGCGCGCAGCAGCGCCATGTAGCGATCCGCCGTCGATTCCCCCGTCTCTTCCGCCTTCAGCTTCCGCAGTTCATCCACCACGTCGCGAGTGATATCGTCGAGCGTCGCGTCGCCCAGCTGCTCGTCGAGCCACGCGATGATGCGCTCGTCGAAGTCCTTCGAGCGTTTGCGCGTCTCGCTCAACCATCGCTTGCCGGCGTCCTTCCACGGATAGGGAGCGCGATGACCGAGGCGGATTTCTTTGTAGGCTCGGTTGCGCGCGAGCGTTTCAAATTCTTCCGCCTGGCGGCGATCCGCTGTGCCAGTTGAGAGTCGGAACTCCCGTCCATCGAGCTGGAAGCGACACCACCAGTTCGGAGATTTCGGATGCCGATAGAGGGACATGGCCTTTTGCTCCGCAGATACCCCATCAGTTCTTCTTCGAGAAAGACCCACGCTTTCCCAGGCTTATAGCCCGGCACGGTGCCAGCGGCTGCCCGCTTGCGCAATGTGACGGGGGACACCTTGAGCAGGTCCGCCGCTTGAGAGAGGTCAAGGGTTGGCATCTGGCACCTTCCAGTATTCCTCGCACTTCCCGCCGTCATAGAGCGGGGCATTGCTGAAATACGACTGCCCGAGTTCGTTTTCTGGGGCCAGCTTTCTCCAACACGTCGCGCAGAGAGGGGAGTCTCCGCCCTGGCATTTCGTGATGTCGGTCATGTCGCACCCCGCGCACCATCCATAACCGAAAACAATTCGCGCCGCAGCCTTGCTCGAATGCTCTCGATGTGTCGCTGGCATTTCATAATACTCAGCTTTTCGTCCAATGATTCCGCAGCACTGCATTCAGAGCGGAGGATAGACAGTACAACGTCCACCGATTTGATCTTGTGCTCTATTTCGTCCTGTTCGTTCATGTCGCACCCCGCGCCGCGTCAATGGCAGCGTCGAATTTGCCCGGAACACGGATAACGGTTGCGCCGCAGGTTGTGCATTCGCAGGTAGCAGCGTTGAGATTGGCCTTCTGATAGTCAGCCAGCACAGCACGAGCGGCGTCGCGCTCGGCAGCGAGAGCGTCGTAGTCTGACGCAAGGACGTATCGCGGCCACTCAAGGAAGTTCTGCCCCTTGTCCTCTGTGAGTACAAGTTCGTGGTCGCGGTTGCGCGTCTGTACGTACC